CAGGCACGGCCGCAGCAGGATTCGTTACAAGGAACCATCCTGAAGTTGGGGTGAGAATTTGATTCACGGTCCCAGCCGAGGCTTGAATGATCCCCGGCTTTTCCGCAGTCGCTGTGACCGTGACAATCGAACCCAGGCCGATGGTGACGACTGCGGGTAGCAACCAGCGGTTGCCGTTGGCATCCCCTATCACCCCGTCTGCGATGATCGTGCCGGCCACCCCGGTCAAGTCGACGTTGACCTGGGAATGCGTGGCTTCCCCGCGCTTCATGTTGTTGATCTTGATCACCGAGCTGAGCCCAACCCCCTGAGCGGTCGAAGGACTCATGTTGTTGTAGACCATGATCATGGTCTGGTTCGCATCATGGATGGCCTGCGCGAAGATCGCGAGCAACTGACCATCCTGCGAATCTGCCCCGAGGTAGGCGTCGGAGCCGTAGATCCCCCGGAACGACTCCTGCAGGGAAGCGAGGATGTCGTTGTAACTGGGGGCCGTGATGCCAGCCGAGGTGAGCTGCGCCGCGAGGGTGGTCAGGATCGTCATGGTCAGAACTTGAAGTTGATGGTGGTGGACCCGTAGGCAGTGTCGACATCAGCGACGATCGTGAGCCTGCGGTTGACGACGTTGCTCCCATACGAGACGATCTCGGTGACCCCTGGGGTGTCGAGGATCCGCTGGCGGATGGACACATCCGACGAATCGTTCGAGACATGGCCAACGATCTCGTCGGGGTAGGGGGTCCCTTCGGTCTCGTCAAGGAACCACTCTCCCTTCCAGAGCATCAGCCTGGTGTAGATAGCCTGGGCGACCGCCTCGGGCGTGTTGACGAGGAAGCTCTTGGCCGACTGGCCGAAGACATAGTCCCCCGTCGCTGATAGCTTTCGATACCTCATACTGGAGTCCCAGTCTGGCCACCACCGATGGTGACCCCGCCATGCTTGTGACCGTTGAAGCTCTTGCCGCCAACCGTGACATCGCCAGTCGTCGTTGCCGCCCCCGTGATGTCGACGTTCCCGGTGACCACCACATGCCCGTTGAGTTCGATCGTGGGGGCGGTGAGCTTGATTTTAGAACTCGACGTGGCCTGGATCTCCCCAGGGGTAGCGAGAACCATGATGTTCGACTGATCGATGCTGATGCGAGACTGCCCGTCATCACTGCGCAGCTCGACCTTGGTCGTACTCGGAGCCGGGGTGACCCGCTTCGGCTGGCTCCTGGGGCTCATGATCACAAAGCCGTCAGAGAGATCATGAGCCCGGTTGTCCGGAGGCACCTGAACGCCCCCTGATTGCCACCAGGAGTCGATGCAGCGCGATGCGAAGACCACTAGGCACTCATCCCCCTGTCGCACCGGAAAAGTCAGTAGGAAACCCCCTCCTGATGGGAAGACGACCGGGCAATCGACGAGCAGCGGGATCTCGACGTAGCGGAACTCGCCCTTCTCGTTCGTGATCTTGGCCTTGATGGCCGGGCGAACGCTCGCCGTCTGCTTGGTCGCATCGTACGAATCGATGATGCCCGGCATCGCCGACCACATCTCGCGCTTGAACGACTCGAACCATGCCAGCAGCGAGGTATTCAGCTCAGCTAGGTACTCACGACGATCAGGCATCACTGCACCTTCACTTGTTTGGTATCGCCCGCGACCGCCAGGCAGACCAGATTGGTGTACCACTCCTTGCCGCGGGTATCACCCTTGTGCTCTGCAACGTACACCCGGTAGATGCCATCGCTCGTCACATTGGCCAGGAGCTGAACGCCGGCGTATTGGTTGTACGCCGGCCCGACCACCGTCGGATCCCGGTTGATCGTCTGGTTGATCAGCCGGTTGTCAATCTGAACGAGGCCTGCGATTTTGATGCGAGGGTTCAGCAGCATGGTAACGCGAAGACCATCGACCGTCTGCTCAGGCACCCCGATCAAGCCCGAAGCCGAGGTCAGCTTGACGGCTTCCCCGGGGAGGTACCCGGCCTTCGGGATGACGCTGACCTTGCCGCTGTCGATATTCCAGGTCGCCCCCTGGGACCCGACTTCGTTGCGAAGGATCGAGCGGGCCATCCCGAACAGAACCTTTCCTCGGGGCAGGATGCCCCCTGAAAAGGGCATGATGTACCCAGACCCCACCTTACCGCCCGACATCGCATCTATGGCTGCTTTAACGCGCGCCTCGGGGGTGTTGGTAGTCCCGCCGGCGATCGTCTTGCTCACCACGGCCCAGTTGTAGGCGAGATCACCGTCAGCAGCCAGGATGTCGAGGTAGGAGTCGGTCGCGTTCTGCCGCCCGATCCTGAACTGGCGGATGGTGCCGTCGAAGATGACCCCGAAGTTCTCCTGGTACCCCGCCTGCAGGACGACCCGGGAGAACTCACCCCTGACCTGCTTGACGGTCTCGGGCTTGAGGTTGTAGATCCGGATCGCTGCCGTGTTGGGACTCTCGACATCTTGCTGCGTCGTCTCGAAGGTGAAGTGGAACTCGGACAGGTCGATGGCCTTCTCCCCTTCGACCAGAATCAACGAGGCCTTGCGGCCGAACTGAGTCTCAGACATGCTAGACAGTCTCGAAGTAGAGGTGACCGGTCACCCCCAGCTCGTTGAACTGGGGCACGTGATTGATGTCGGTGTCACTCTGAACAAGGAGCCGGCCACCGATCCCCAGGTAGCCGTACTGGCCGAGGAGATCGATCCCCGTGACCAGAGCAATGCCTGCGATGAGTGGGACCCCCTCGACCGTATTGATATCGAGGACCCAGCAGGAGGCTGGGGGGCAGAACCGAACCAGCAGTTCGTAGTCAGTGTTTCCCAGGCTGATGGTGAACCGCTGGGGTTGCGGCGTCATCGGGATTTCGTAGACGGCCATGATCAGTACGCCAGGGTGACGCCAGGGGCGGGAGCGAGATTCTTGCTTCCCGAGTTGACGGTGGGTTGATTGCTCTGCGGGGTGTTCATGTCTGCGGCGGCCGCCGTCACAGCGACAACCTGTGTCTGAACGAACAGCACCTCGCGCAGGTTGACGGTCATGATGAGCGCGTTCTCGGTCTCTCGGTCGGTCCTGACCTGGAGCCCGCGGATCAGCATGTTCGAGTACTTGCGCTTGCCCGTATAGACGTCCATCGGGGTCAGGCTTCGCTGCAGCTTGAGCATCTTGTCGTAGAGGTCTGACAGCTGCGTCGACTGGGCCTTCGACGCGATCACCTGCACCCCTTCGACCGTGGCCTTCAGACCACCAACCACCCCGTCGATCAGACCAGCGACTGTCGGACTCGCGCTCCAGCCCGCCCGGATGGTCAGCGTGGCCGGCCGACGGAAAGCATGATCCGAGATCGTCGAGCCCAGCTCGACCGGGTGGTCGGTGATCTCGATCTCGTCATCGTGCAGCTCCTCGACCGTCACCTGCGCGGTGAATGGCCCGATCTGTCGCTTCGGCTTGACGAGGATCGAGGAGACCCCGATCTGTGCCCCGATGCTGACGAGGCCGAAAGGTAGACCGCTCATTCAATCGCCCCCTTCGCATTGCGAACCAAGTTCGCGTTGACTGCATCCTGCTGCCGAGCCACTTGCGCGGCGACAGCTCCCGGGCTCTCGGCCCCTGAGACGCTGATGTATGTCTTCTGTTCGATCGTGACGCCCCTGAGTCGCTCCTGAGCCGCTCCGAGGAAGGCACTGGTCGGAAGCTGAAGACTGTGTTCTTGCCGGGTGATCCCCTTCATCAGAGCCGCCAGCGTCATCGGGTCGGTCATATCGAGCGTGGTGTCATCGTCGACCCCCAGCCACCCGGCCATGTTCTTGATGTAGGTCTCGGTGTCGTTCTTGTCCTTCTTGGGGGCCCAATGCTCGATGATGCTCCTGATCGTGTTCCGGCCCTTCTTCGCATAGGAGACGAGATTGCCGGCCAAGGCCGACATACCTTCAGCCGCCGAACCGAACTGAGCGAAGCCCCCAGAGATCGGAGAGTTGCCCCAGCTTCGCAGGTTGCCGTAGTTGAAGCCAGGCACTGCCGGCGCCCCAGGGGCCGTGGGGGTCGAAGTCTCCGTCGTGACCTGACCCCCAGCCCGACGCCCGCCCTTGTCGATCCAGCTCGGAGTGACTGAACGCATGTACTGTGATAGCTCGACCCCGCTTGCGTTCGGGTCCTTCTTCAGGATGCCCAGGGCTTCGCCGAGATCCTGGAAGTTCTGCTTCCACGATCGATCCGAGAGCCGCTTTAGCAGGCGCGTCCAATCGCCGAGCACCTGCATCGTCACCCCAGCGAACTCCTTCAAGACCGGGAGAGCCGCGGTCATGATGCTGTCCCAGAAGATGTCGCCGGCAACCTTGAGGTCCCGCCAGATGTTGGCCAGCTCCTGCCCCGACTTCGCATTGGCGTCGAGGTCGGCCCCCATCTCCTTTGCGAGTTCTTTGTACCGGCGCTGGCCGGCTTCAAGCTCACCCAGGTTGTCGGTCAGCAGCTTGAACGTATCGGGGTCGAGGCCGAACAGCTCGGCGTACCGAGCCCCGATCTCGAACGGCATCTGCTTGAAGGCCTTCAGCATGTCGACAAGCACTTCGGACTTGTCGCGCCCCCTGACTGGGATGCCGAGGCCTTCGATCAACCCCTGCAAGCCGGGGTTCATCCGCATCTGTCGGGCCATGCCTTCGAGCGAGCGGGTCATGACCTCACCATTGACCCCCAGGCGGCTTGCCGCGTAGCTCAGGGCCTTGATGTTGGTCGCGCTCGACTCGCCGAGCTTGGTGCTGTAGTACAGGCGCTCCATCGCCTGCACGTACCCGACCGTCATGTCGTAGACGGCCTTGGCCGTCTCGGTGACTGCCTTGGTCAGCAGGTTGGCGCTGAGGACCTGCTTGGTCAGGGCTCCGTCGAACTTCTTGCTCGACGACTCGTCGATCTTGAAGCCGATGGAGAGCAGGTACTCCTTGAGAATTTCAGCGGACATTGGGTGGCCTCGTCACTAGTTCAATTCGCCGCGCATTCTCCTGTTCGATGTCGATGGCCTCATTCAGGAGGGCGACATCAGCCAGGCACATCGACCCGTCGATCAGGGATTCATAACGACACAAGCCCCGCATGACGGGGCGTAGCATCCAGTCCTCTTCTCCTTCCATCCTCAACAGGGTCACCTTGCTTTCTGAGCCAGGCCCCAGGCGAGTCAGCTTCTCAATTAGCCGAGCGCGCCGGGGGCCTGCCCGAAAAAACTGGACAGGTTACTTCGCAGAACGTCGCTCACCAGTCGGAGCATGAGCTGCATATCGATGTCCTGAAACATCAGAGCCCCGTCGATCATCACCGGGGCCTGCGAATTGCCCACCTGCCGCGTGACGACCCCGAGGCAGGTGTTCAGGACGTAGTTGACGTCGGCGTCGGGCATCGTCGCCATGACCTTCATGATCGGCTCTGCGATCGTGAGGAACTGAGCCTCCTCGACGGCCTTCTTCAGGTCCTCGGGGCTGAGCCCCTCGGGCATCTTGGGGATCTTCGCCCCCATGATGGCCGAGGTGAGCGCAGCGAAGACGGGAGCCAGGCGTCGGGCCACGTGGAACTGGGTCATCGCATCGAGCTTGCCGATGGAGTAGACCTGGCCGTTGATCTCAGAGCGGACGTTCATGTTGGTTTCTCAGGGGTTGAAGTTGAAGATCAGTTCGACGACAGGGCCATGTCGACCTGCAGGGCGTTGAACCGCCACTCGATCACGCCGGCCTCGGCGCCGTAGGAGACCGAGGGGATCCGAGCGAAGGCCACGTTGCGGCCCGTGATCACGTCGCCCCGGTTCTTGTCGATGATGGTCAGTGTGTTCTGACCATGCACCGAGCCACCGGTCCTCTGGAAGGCCGCTGCCGCCGACAGGATCTTGTTGGTCGGGGAGGTCTTCAGCAGACGGACCGTGAACGAGCCCGACTTGTCGGCATGCAGGGTGTGCATGCCGGAGCCATCGGCGCCAATGGTCATCGTGTCGAGGTCGGCCGAGGGATCGAAGGAGATCCCCTCCGGAGCCGGGCCTGCCCCGTTGCCCAGGTTGACCGCGACGCCGGGGCCGACGAGCGA